GCCTTATCGTCGGCAGCGTCAGATGTGTATAAGAGACAGATCCTATATACATGTATTACATGTGTTTATATATTTTTTTACAAGAGCGCCAACGCGCCGAAGAAAGGAAGAATCGGCACGTCCAATCCCCATCTGCGGTAGCTTGAAGCAAGGAGAAGGAAGGGGAAAAATGAAGAAACTGATTTACCTCGTGCTATCCGTGCTGTGCGCAATCTCCGGTATCTACGGCATATACGACACCATCACCACACCGCAGGATGATCTGGCTACAAGCATCATTGCGATTCTGCTCCTCGCATTCCTTGCATGGCTTTTCATGCATCTCTTCCTCAAGCCGGAGCCGCGCCATAAGCATCAAGCGGCCAATATGCCTGAATCATCGTCGGAAGCCGCCTCAGACGCTCCAACAGTGGAAACGGCAATCACCCACGTCAATGCGAATAGTGGCGTGGAGGACGATTACGTGGCTGTGGATATTGAGACCACCGGCCTAGGTCGTGACGCTCGAATCATCGAATTGGGAGCCGTGAGAATCAGGCACGGGCGCAAGGTTGCGTCATTCAGCCAGCTCGTCAACCCGCAGATTCCGATACCAGCCAAGGTCACGCAGATCACCGGCATCACCGACCGGAACGTCAAAGGCAAACCCACCATCGACAAAGCGCTACCCAAGTTCTACGCTTTCTGCGGGCGTGACACTTGGATAGGACACAATATCCGACGCTTCGACATTCCGGTGATCGCCAGGGAGGCGCAGAGGGTCGGCGCCGGAATGCCGGACGTGAGCTTCTACGACACGATGGAATTATCCCAGGCATTGCTGCCGCAGCTTGACCACCATCGCGTGGTGGACCTCATTCGATATTTCGGCATCGCCAAGACGGAGCGTCATAGGGCCGCCGACGATGCCGCACAGACGGCACAGGTATTCGAGCGCCTGAAGCAGATATAAGCTTTATAAAGACTTATAAAGACTTATAAAGACTTATAAAGACTTATAAAGACTTATAACCGCTAGCTGATTTTCGCGTCGAGAAACGCATGATCGCCATCGACATAAGCCCGCTCGATTAGCTTATGCGTCGCGGCGTAAATAAGATCATTGGACGGATACTCCTTCGCCATCTGACTTTGGATGTCCTGATCGGAAATCGACGGGTCAAGAATCTTCGCCATGATGGGGAATACGCTGCTGATCTCGTCATGCGGCCCATCGACGTAGACGCGGAGCATGTCGTTTTTCCCGTATCCGAGCACTGCCCCGTAGACCAGCACGTCCACTGACGATTGGCCGAGTCTTCCGTGGAGAGCGTCTGCGGTGGAGAAAGCGCCGGTGCGATACTCCGCCCGGTAATAGGGGCCGTTCGAATCGCTCGGCGTGAATTTCTCGACGTCGGTTATCGGCGTGGATGAGTTCGCGTTGAACTCGTCCACAAAGCTCTGCGCCGTCTTCTCGGCTGCCTGTTGTTGTGGCTTCTCCTGCTGTGCGCTGACGTCCGGCGTCTTGGCCGGCGTGGAATCCGGCTCCTGCTGGCTTCCGCAGCCACAGGCCGTCGCCAGGAGAAGCGTCGCAGCTGTGATGGCAATGATTTTCTTACGCATTGAAAAACCTTTCTTTGATTCTATTTGGCGATGTGTTGAGCATGGCTCGGTAGTCCGTGAGCACCTGCGTTGTCACGTTCAGTTCCTCGGCTATCGACCATAGGTCATCGTCGTACATGCGTTCCGCCAATGCTAGTTCTGCCGGATCGATGAGCAGGCGCGCGGTCTGCCGCCGTGTACGGATCTCTACTTTCGAACTATTGTTCGCACAGCCGGTGTCGCCATGCCGCCAATGCAAGAGCTCGTGCGCGAGAGTGCACCGTTTGGCCGTGTATGTGAGCCTGCGGTCGATCAGTATCACCTCGGTCGCGGCGTCGTAGCAACCCCAAAGGCCATCGGGGAGAATGGCGCTGGATACGGTGACCGGCAGTCCGACAATCGCGCGGCGCATGGCGCCGTATGTCATGCGCCGGTCGATAGGCAGGTCAGGCAGGCTCGTCGTAATCCGGCCCAGCCTCTCCATTGATGGCCTCCTGCTTGCCAGCGGCCCGATACGCCGCAAGGGCCACGTCGCCCCTCTGCAGCTTGTTGAGGGTTTCGGCGGTTCTTTTTTCTTCCTGTGCTGCCAGCGCGTTTGCGAATAGCTGACGCAATGTCATTCCGCATGTCTTGGCGATTCGCTCGCAGTCCGATACCGTCAAGGGCGCGTCGAACCGGGCACGGACGAACCAATAGTTGCGGCTGAATCCACATTTCGCGGCGAAATCCGTAGCGGTCATACCGCTCCTGGATTGCAGTGCTTTGCAGTATTCCATGACGCTCCGCGCTCCGGCGGTAACGTCAGTGTTAGCTCTTGTTCCCATGGCTCCATGATACCCAATTGTGTACTTTTTGTAAAGTAATCAATTAAGTACTCTCGTAAGAGTATCCAAATAAGTACTATCTGTAATCAGCAACGAAACGAGAAAGGAGGTTGGGTGACAAGCGAAACGGAACTCATGAGAGCCAATATCCGAGGGGAGATGGCTCGAAGGGGCATGACGCAAGAAGACATAGCCAAAGCGATTGGATGCGAAAGGCCGCTGGCGAACAAGAAACTCACCGGCAAGAAAGACTTCACCGTAAGTGATCTGGAAAAAATAGCCGACATGTTTGGAATGACCCTCTTCCAATTCACTGCGGTGCTGCTTCAGCCAATCGACAGCATCAAACAATTCAAAGCCTGAAATCCACAACCAAAGGAGCGTCCGATGGACAGCAAGACCTACAACAAAGACCTGCGCAAAGCCTGCGTGAAAGCCATCTTCGACGAATTCGCCGAGCATGGCGACATGATTCGCCCGCAATACGCGGGACAGTGGGATGAAATCGACGCTAGCCGATTCCTGGGCCACATCACCGGACCGATGGACATCGACGTGACCGACCTCGTGGACGTCATCATCGACACGATCGTCAAGGAAGCACAGAAATGAGCGAACAACTGCTTAACCCGCCAGCGCCGCCCGAACAGCGGAAGACGGTCTTCGACCCGCGGACGATCATGCTCGGCCTGACCGGCTACGCCATCCAAGTCGGCGAACACGACGCCAGACTCGTCAGACTCCACGAGGACGGGAAGACCATCCTCACGGAAGTGGACGCCAAAACCACAGAAACATTCGCCTACCACCTTTATGACGCGATAGGAGGAACACGATGAGCCTCACCACGGATGGAAGCCTCTACTTCGAAATCCTCGATGACGGCACCACTCGCAGCGACCATTCAGCCGTCATCCAGCTCGCCATCGACACGTGCGACAGCAACGCGCGATACCTGCTCACGCAGACAGACCTGGCGAACATCCGCCGCGACTGCAACCGCATCTTGAAGGAACTATCCGAAAGGAGGATGGCGAAATGACCGACCACAACTACTGGCTCGAAGACCAGCGGGAGAAGACGCGGAAGCCGAACTACACGCTCCGCCGCATCCTCTTCGCCATCGTCAGCATCGGCCTCATCTCCAGCCTGACCATCATGCTCACATGGCATGGCGGCAGCACCACCGCCGCGCTCATGGTGGAAGGCGTGTACATCGCCACCGCATTGTGGCTGATCGTCAGATTCGCGCCACGCGACTAAAAGACTTCCCACCATCCGACAGTCCAACAAAAACAAACCATTGGGATGTTTTTCGCGGACATCCACGTTCACTCATGTCGGCTGGCGGGGACACATATAACTGAATATCGATTATTATCCACGCGCCGACTACATCCTGCTTCACATACACTGTCGGCGCACTGGTTGGGCGACGGTTCGCCCGTCCACGGATTCCAATCCTCTTCTCTCTCTATCAAGAAACGCAGGCACTCCGGTGTTTGCAACCCTTTCAAGTCCGCCTGACGGCCAGTTACCGTCGGCCACGCCGCCGGCCGTGAACACGTTCAGGTCGCGTTCCAACGGTCAAAGGGGCGTTCGGAATCCAAGGACGGCATCGGTTCGACTCCAATGCCAGCCACTCAGCCCCATCCACTCGTCAGGGTGGGGCACACAACTTCAACAAGCAAAGGAAAGCCAATGAGCAATGAAATCCAACAGTTCTACTTCAATAACGCTGCGTTGCGTACCCTGACCGACGAGGCGGGGGAGCCCTGGTTCGTCGCCAAGGACGTATGCGACATCCTCGAAATCAGCAATCCATCCGATGCGTTGAAAAGGCTTGACGATGATGAACGGTCTAGGTTCAATCTAGGGCGTCAGGGTGAGACCAACATCGTCAACGAAGCCGGCCTGTACGCGCTCGTGCTCGGCTCCCGCAAGCCCGAGGCTCACGAGTTCAAACGTTGGGTGACTCACGAGGTGCTGCCGCAGATCCGCAGGACCGGCGGCTACATTCCAGCCAGCGAGACCGACGACGACATAACCATCCTGGCGAAGGCCGTGATGATCGGCCAACGCACCATGGAGGAGCAGAAGCGTCGCATTGCCGAGCAGCAGTCGCGCATCGTTGAACTCGAACCGAAAGCCCTGTTCGCCGACGCGGTGGCCGCGTCCGACGGCACGTGCCTGGTAGGCGAATTGGCGAAGATGCTGCGCCAGAATGGTCTGAACATCGGCCAGAATCGGCTTTTTCAGCTTCTTCGCGATGATGGGTTCTTCGGCAAGTCCGGCTCGAACCGCAACGTGCCGACCCAGAAGGCGATGGACTTGGGCTTGTTCCGCATCAAGGAGACGGCGGTGACGCATTCGGACGGCCACGTGACCATCAGCCGCACACCCAAGGTCACAGGCAAGGGACAGCGCTATTTCATCGCCCGCTACTGCCCGAAGAAGCCGAATGACTGACCTGCTTCGGCCGGAGGAGTTCGCGGCCATGATCGGCTTGAGTCCACGAACCATTGCCAATTGGCGGAGCAATGGCAGGGGGCCGAAGTACCTGAAGCTTGGCCCTGAACCACCAGCCGGCAAGCAGGACAGACGCCCGGTGCTTTACGAGCGTGACGTGGCCGAGCGTTGGGCCACAGCACACCAGTACACGAGGACGGTGGCGAGATGAGAAACGGCATGTTCGTTCCGGCGACACAGTGCAAAAGCCATCCAAACGTCAAAAGCGATGGGAAGGCACGCGTCGACACCGGCAAGCCGACCCTCACCCAGCAGGGGATGGATGTGGACGCTTTCATCCACGACAACAGGCGATTGATCGAAAGACTCAGGAAAGGAACACGTTGAAACACGAATACACGTTCGAAGAACTCGCCGAACTGAAAAGCATCTACGACGAGTCAGGCGAAGCAGGACTCCAGATCGGCGAAATGCGGGCGTTACGCAAGGCCGGACTCCTCACGCAGGGCCTGCCGAAGAAACCGTCGAAACGAGACCTCATCCTCGCGCACTGCAAAAACCGCATCGACCAAGGCCAGCCGTTCGACGGCAAGGAAACCGCCGAAGCGCTAGGCATGAGCCAGAAAACCGTCGGCAACATTCTCAGCCAGCTCCGCAAGGAAGGACTATTGCCGGCCTTCCAAGCACTCGCCACGCAAAGCACAGAAAACAACCACAAGCGGAAAGAAGAAAGAAACCATGACCACCACATCGAAAATCACAGCAGCCGACGTCACCGAATCGAAGCTCACGATAAACGACGTCACCACCGGAACCATCAACGTCAAGCCACAAGCCACAGCCGACCCACGCACCATCATCTCCAACGCATTGACCGGCATTTTCGACGCCATCAGCGCATTGCAGCGAACCGCGTTCCAAACCAACGACAAAGTGGTCTACGGATTCGCCACCAAGCTGCTGAACGGCGAATTGATGGACTTGAAAGCCAACTACTCGAAGGACGCGGCGAAATGAGACTCAAGTTCAACAGCGAGAGTGGCGTTTTCACCATCAAGCCAGAGTCCAGGGCGGAAACCATCAAGCTCAGGACGTCCGCGTTGGATATCGCCAATCTGCTGGTCGATTATTTCGACGCCGACATCATCAAAGCAGACATAAACAAGCCAAGCAATCAGCAGGGAGCCTGAAATGAAGCGTATTCCACTCAAGGATACGGAACGCTATCAGATCGAGCGTTTCAAGCAGGGCAAGAAGACGGAACGTCATCTTGCCTGGCTGAAAAGCCGCAAGGCGGGTGTGGGCGGCTCGGACATGAGCACGATTCTCGGCCTGAATTCCTTCAAGACGCCCTATGAGCTGTGGCTTGAGAAGACCGGACGCGTGGAACCGGAGGACATTTCCGACAAGTGGGCTGTCATCAAAGGCAATGCCCTGGAAAACGAGCTTCGTAAGCGTTTCCGCGCGCAGCATCCGGAAATGATCGTCACAGACGGCACCGACAAGCAGTTCATCAGCCGCGAGAAGACATACCTGCGCGCTTCCCTTGACGGCATCATGCAAAAGGAAGACGGAAGCTTCGGAATCCTCGAAATCAAGACGGCGGGTAATCGCCGAGCGGGGGACTGGCATGACGAGGACGGCAACCTCCGTATTCCGCCTTACTATCTCGCTCAGGTCGAATTCTACGCGCTCGTCACTGGATGGACGTGGGGCTACGTGTACGCGGCCATCGGAGACGATGAGCCGGTAGAGATCCCGTTCCAGGCGGACGTGGAGGATATGTCCGCGATCGACAAGGCCGCCGCCGACTTCTGGCATTTCGTCACCACGGGTACTCCACCACAGCTTACCGGCGGGGATGTGCAGAAGGCGTTCCCCGAACCCACGCCGGACATCGTGGACGAAAGCGACGATGACGACCTGTACGACCTGCTCGCAAGATACGAGAGCGCCACCGGAATGCTGAATGACATGAAGGCCGCTCAGAAGGAATTGCAGGAGCAGATCATTCTGCGCATCGGCTCGCACACCGGCATCAAGTGCGGGAATTTGCAAGCCACCTACAAGCCGATGACCCGCAAGGAATACACCGTCAAAGCCACCACCTACCGCAAATTCGCATTCAAATCCATCGAAGAAAAGGAGCAATAAAAAATGGGAGCAATCGCACAGCAGGCGCAAGGGCAGCAGTTGCAGCCGCTCAATCCGAAGGGCAAGCTCAAGCAGCTTGTGGAGCATTCGTGGCCGCAGATCGCGCGTGTCATCGGCGGCAACCTCGACAGCGAGGCGCTGTTGCAGATGTGCATCAGCAGCATCAACCGCACACCCGCCTTGGCCGACTGCACGCCGGTCAGCGTCCTTTCCTGCTTCATGCAGTGCGCGGCACTTGGCTTGCGCCCATCCGACGTGGATGGATTGGGACAGGCGTACATCCTGCCCTATGGCAACAAGAACTATGCCACGGGGGAGAAGCAGGCCACCTTCGTCATCGGCTACAAGGGCATGCTGAAACTGTTGGAGAACAGCGGCATCTACGCGCAGCCGAGAGCCGTCTACGAGGATGACAACATCAAGCTCAAGCTTGACGAAAATGGCGTGCCGACCATCGAATGCCCGGACGAGGTGAACGTGGACGCCGACCACAGCGAGGACAAGCTGAAATTCGTGTACCTCTCTGTCCAGCTGCCGAATGGCGGACGCTACGCCGACTACATGTCGAAACGCGACCTGCTCGAATACCGCGAGAAGTACGCGCCACGCAATCGCAGCCGTCAGATCACCGGACCGTGGGTGAAGAATTTCGTGGAGATGGCGAAGAAGACCATCATCCGTCGCAGTTTCAAATATCTGCCGGTCAACATCGAGGCGAAGAAGGCCGCGAGCGTGGACGAGACCACACCGGATTACAGCGACGTGTTCCAGCCGGTAATCACCGATTCGACTGATGACGTGACTGCCGAGGTCATGGACACCGAAGCCGACTCCGAGCAGCAGGCCGATGCGAAGGACGGTGAGTGATGGCGGGGGAGACCGTTATCACGATCGTCGGCAATCTGACCGCCGACCCTGAGATTCGCACTTTGAGCAATGGCGGCACGGTGGCGAACTTCACCATCGCGTCCACGCCACGCGTATACAACAGCCAGGCCAACCAGTGGGAGGACGGTCAGGCGCTGTTCCTCCGCTGCTCGGCCTGGCGTGACCTCGCCTCGCATTGCGCCCAGACGCTCCGCAAGGGCATGCGCGTCATCGCGCAGGGCCGGTTGCAGCAGCGTTCCTATCAGGCGAATGATGGTTCCAACCGCACGGTTATCGAGCTTCAGGTCGATGAAATCGGCCCAAGCCTGCGTTATGCGACGGCTCAGGTGCAGAAGATTCAGTCAGGCGGATACCAGGGCGGCAACGCCAACGGTGGCGGCTATCAGCAGCAGCCGCAGCAGGCACAACAGCAGTCGCAGACTCCGGCCGATGATCCGTGGGGCGCGCCAGCCGGAGAGCCTGACTTCTGATGCGCGAATGGTTGGAACCGCCGGACGTGGAACCGGTATGTCCCAGGCATGGGTGCGCGCTGTATCCGGCGCGCCCCATTCCATGCCCCGAATGCGAAATCGAAGCCGAAGAACAGGAGGCCGACCATGCGGCATGACATTGACCTCGCCATCAGCAAGCCACTGTGGTGGACGCAGAACCGTCGAAGCCGCAGCTGGGCGGTGCCCTACCGGAGGAAGAAACTGGTCAAGACGATGAGCCTGCTTACCTTCCGCAATCTCATCAACGGCGGCAAGCTCCAAAAGCCTGAGCGTTGGCCGGTGCATGTGACCGCCATCATCCACCCACTGACCCACGGACGCTTCGACCCGGAGAACGCGGCGCCAATGGTCAAGGCGATACTCGACGGCATCACCCAGTCAGGCTACTGGCCCGACGACAACGCGGAATACGTGCTCGGCCCGGACTACCGGTTAGGCGAGCCAAGCACTGAAAAAGGCGTCTACCACATCACAATCCGAATCGAAGAGGAAGAACACTAATCATGGCGACGAACGTGACTGAGAAAGACAAGACACTGCAAGAGATCATCGACTGGTGCGAGCAGCTTGAGATTGATGGCTTGAGGCTTGCAAACGCTCTTCTGATGCAGCGTGACACGACCGCATACGGTGTCGTGAAGGGGCAAATCGACGCATACGGAAAGACAGCTGACCACTGCCGTTCCATGCTCGGCTACAGCGGCTCCATGCTGTCCTGCCTCACCTACGAGGACACGGACAATAGCGACCCATCCGATCAGCCCCAGGTGGGCGACTACGGCGTGGCAGTCCGCGAGACCGCAGACGGCCAGGAGGAAATACCCTTCCACATCGAACGGGAGGAACGCACCGGACTGCCAGTCGCACTCCTGAACGAACGACTGTATGCGAAACCGGAAGACGATATAAAAGACGGCCTGTATGTGAGCCTGTTCCAGCTCTATCTGGACGGCTTTATGTTGAGTCGGACGGGCCGAAAGCGGAACAAAGACGCGGAGGCATAGTCATGTGGTTCAAACGCAGACGCAACGAATTCGGGTGTCCAATGTGCGGCAGACTACCCAAAATCGTTAAGAGCCATACACAGGATGGGGATTACATCAAGTCGATATACCGGCTTCAATGCCCCCGAAAGCACCTCTCTACAAACTGGTACAGCGACCCTATGGATGCAAGCATCCAGTGGAAACACGTAGTGGACGAATACAAGAGGAAGGACACGAAATGAGCGCGTATCAGCCTGTTCTTGACCCCGCCTGCGGCGGCCGAATGTTCTGGTTCGACAAGTCGGATGATCGAGTGCTTTTCGGTGATGTGCGTGATGAAAGCTGGGAATTGTGTGACGGGCGTAGATTCGATGTCAAGCCGGACATGCTGATGGACTACCGCGACCTGCCGTTCCCCGACGGGACGTTCCGCATGGTGGTGCTCGACCCGCCCCACCTGCGCAATGCGGGGGAAACGAGCTACATGGCGCAGAAATACGGTTGCCTCGACCAAGAGACGTGGAAAGCTGACCTCAAGACCATGTTCAGCGAGTGCTTCCGCGTCCTGAAAGAGCATGGAGTGTTGATTTTCAAATGGAATGAGACACAGATACCCGTATCGCAGATTCTCAAGCTCACAGCGCACAAGCCACTCTTCGGCAACAAGCAGCCGAACCGCACGGGAACACACTGGATTGTCTTCATGAAGGAGGACGCGAAATGAATAAACGGTACAAGGTTTGCCCACTTTTTTGGAGTGATTACGGCGATGAGCGCACCTTGATGAATATGGGTGTGTTTGAAAAGTTGCTGAACGAGGGTTGGCAGATTCTGCGGGTGGATACCATGCCGACAACGGAATTGCGTGATAACGCCGTCACAGCGACGAACGTCTACATCCTTGAGAGGGAGGCTAATGATGATTAGTCAATACGACAAGGACATGTGTTGCCTGTATATCGCTGAGGGGATGAACTACATCTGGCAACAACGAGAGAACCAAGAGCTTTCCCGAATACTTGAATCATTGGCCGATAGGAAGCTCATGAAGCGTGTCCATGGCGGGTATGCGATCACGCTCAAGGGATTGTTGGCAGTCAAGGTGTGGAGACTTCACCTGTTCCTGTTCCATCACGGTGAATACAAGTACTTCAGGAGGAAGAAATGAGCAGGGCTGAGACCACCGCCATGCTGTCCAAGCTGGTGGAGAAGAGGTTGAGGAATCAGACCGCTTTTTGGGCGAGCGAGGTCAATTTCGACCGTAACACGCCCGACGAAAGGCGCGTGGACTACGTGGGCTTCAAACCCTGGAACATCAACGGTGAGCCGGTGCCCGCAAGCGTCGAGAAAGGCTGCTTCGAGTTCTACGAGGTCAAGTCATGCATGGCTGACTTCACGAGCGGCAACGGCCTGACGTTCTACGGCGATCAGAACTATCTGGTCTGCACGAAGGAACTGTGTGACGAGATTGTGTGGCGGAAGATGGTGCCGCCGCGAGTGAACGCGATTCTGACACCGGATTCGACCGGCTCGAAACTGATTCTCGACTATGTGCAGTCCTACAACGACCTGTCATACAGGAGGCGTCCGGCAAGCGAAATCCTGTGGGCCATGGTCAAAGCTAACGGAAAGAGGACTAATTGAGCATCATGCTTGACGAGGCCAACGCTTACGAGCGTGGCATGGATGATGATTTGACTTTGGCGAAACGGCTCTGCTGGGACAGCTACGAATGGGATGGCGTCGATAGCGACTGTGTGGCGAAAGACGAGGACGACGCATGGGATTACGCGGGGGAAATCTGCGGCTATCAGGAGGACTTCATCGACCGGGCGCGCGACCTGCTCGAAGTGGCACGCAAGGCGGTAAACGAATGAGCAAGGCAATCCGATATGTCGAGTGCGCCCACTGCGGCGAGACGGTGGGCAGCTATTACGTCACCTGCCCTTACTGCGGGTATCGGCTGGTGGACGCGAAGCAAGCCGTAATGATGGGTTTGTCATGGTGACGCTTGACCCGCCACCGGACTTGTTGGAGATCGCCGAAGCCCTGGACGCGATGGCGAAACCACACGTGGGAAGCGGCTGGGCGAACACCAACTACACCGACCTGCCCTGCACCACGCCACGGCAGGAGGCAATCTGGATGGAATTCAACGGCATCACAAGAGGGGAGGATTGATGGCAAGGCGCGGTTACGTGCAATTGGCCAATGGCTTCTATCTCAACCGGAAGGTACGCCGGTTGCGTCGCACCATGCCCTCTGCCGTCAGTGCGTTCGTCGTCATGCTTTCCTACTGCGGTGACAACCTCACGGACGGCTTCGTGGACTCGGACACGGCGGAATTCGTGCTCGACATCACCACGCAGGAGCTTGACGCTTTGCAGCAGGTCGGATTGATCGAGGCCGTGGATGGCGGCTATGTCATCCACGATTATCTCGAACATAATCGGAGCCGTCAGCAGGTGATGGCCAAGCGCAAGCGTGAGCATGACCGGTATTCTGCTGGCAGTCTGCCGGCAGAAATTGCGCAGACTGCCGGCAGAATCGAAACAGAATCGGGACAAACACCAGAACACCAGAACACCAGAACCCAAAAGAAAGAGAAAGAAGAATATTCTTCTTCTTTCTCCAAAGAAATCGGGCTGAACGACTTCGAGCTGGTCAGGGAGAAAACCCACGCCAATGCCGCCATAATCCGCGATTACCCGAATCTCGACCTGTCAGACGCGTGGAACGCATTCTTAAGCCGACATTATGGCGAAAACCGCACGATAGCCGACTGGACGCGCCTGTGGAAGGGCTGGTGCCAACGCAGAGCCAAAATGAGCGGCATACCACCCTCGAAACGCCACGTGCACACGTGGAAATGCTCTCACGTGCTCGAAGCGCTCGGACGCGACGAAGAAACAGCACAGGCAGACGAAAAGGCCTGCGAATTAGCCGACAGACTCAACAAGGAGAAATCATGAAACACGAACCGGTAATCATGTACAGCCGAGAATGGTTGGAACACGAGCGCCGCAAAGCATGGCAGGAAGGCTACGCGGCCGGATGGAAAGACCAGGAATGCGACTTCCCGCCACACACCACAGAAAACCCATATCTGGAGACCAAATGACCAATACCGAGAAGACAATAATCTGCACCGTCATCACCTGCATGCTCATCATCTTCCTCACCATCGGCACATGCATCTCCATGCAGTGGTACACGTCCACCCACCACGATTTTCAAATGGAGACGGTCAAGACCGGTGACGTGACGTGGGCATGCCTCAAAGACCGAGGCGCATACATCGGATGCAACACAGTGGAGGAATACAAGTGAAGAAAATACTCGAAGACATGATCATCAAGTGGCATCAGGCCGGATGCAGCCTCGATGAGATCTCGCCACTCGTACCGCAAATCCCCAAAGAGGAAATCAAAGCGATCATCCAACAACACCACGAATAACAAGAAACCCGACCTTCCGGCCGGGCTCCTGACACCACCAGAAGACTACCACGCCGGAGGGAATCGAACAAATGAACGAACAAACCAACGAATCCCAACCAACACCAAACCAGACACAACCAACACAAACCAACCAAAACGAGCCAGCGCTCGCCGGCGCGTGCCACGTGTGCGGTGCCGGTTGCCGTGCCGGCGACACGTTGTGTCTGGAATGCGACCGGCTATTGCGCGGATGGCTCCGCAGCTATCCGGAATGGCTGGAATCACTGCACGAGTTCCTGGATTCGACCGCGCATTATGGCGGCCACCAGCCCGGACGTGTCAACCTGCCCTCGGCGCCGACGCCGATCAGACTGTCCGTGGTGGATCACCTGCAGGAGGTCGATGATCTGGCGGTCACGCTGTGGCGCAGACTGTACGCGCCGCCGGCCATGCCGTGGGTGACCCGCGTCACCCGTCCGCGTCTGTTGGGCATGCTCCGCGACTGCGCCGCATGTCCACGCCTGAGTCGCCTGCCGGACATCGATTCCATCTACCGGGACTGGGAGCGGATGGCGCGCCGCACGCTCGACATCATCGACGTGCCGCCTGCGAAACATGGCATCGGCAGATGTCTGAACCCGCTGTGCGGAGTCGAATTGACAGCGGCGGTCGGCGCGGCAAGCGTTGCATGTCCCGTGTGCGGCAACACTTACCTTGTGGCGGATGTGCGGTTGGGGTTCCTGAGGGAATGCGTTCGGTCGGGACGCGCGTTCACGGCGGGGGAGTGCGCGGAACTGCTGCGCGAATGCGGGTTCCAGTGCAGCGTGAACACGATCTACTCGTGGCGCAAGCGCGGCAGGATCCAACCGGCCGGCAGAAACGAGAAGGGACAGCCGCTGTACCGCCTGTCCGACGTACACGCGCGCCTCGCCCGGCATGACGTGATTTGACATTTTTCAAAGTGCAAGGCAGAATTGTCAGTGGATTAAAGGGTTCAAACCGGAAAACGGTTTGAACCCTTTTCATATCCACCTTGGATTCTCCTAACTCCTTGGGCTATGTAACACCGTCCTGTCCGAACGGCATATCGGACACGCTCCGCCCGCTCCGCGTCAGAGTGGCATACACCAACAGTGGCAGGCAAGCCAATCCCGTGCTTCCGTGATGCGGTGATGCTCAAACCGCCTGTCCATGCCTTCGTAGGAATCAGTGGCAGATCGCGCCGGTCGCAGATCTTCGGATCCTCTTCCTTGCGGCCGCGTGTATGCGCGGGTTCGACTCCCGCCGAAGGCACCCATGAAACAAACCCGGGGTAGGGGTATTCGCAGATGATGGGGAGCCCCTACAAGACACGGGAGTGTCCATATACGGGAGCCCCTATACCGGCATTCCAGCAAGCCAACGGCGAAGATAATCATTGATGCATCCATGACACCCCGGGGCTCATACATGTGGGGAGGCCACATGAGCAAGCGGCGTAACGAGCGTGTCAGCAACGGCTGGCGGCGCAGACAGCTCAGGGCAAGAGTGCTGGCCGCATACGACGTGTGTGCCATCTGTGGCAAGCCAGTCGACAAGACATTGAAGACACCACATCCGATGAGCGCCGAAGTCGACGAGCTCGTACCGGTCTCACGTGGCGGTGATCCATACAGCTTCACTAACTGCAGGCTCACGCACCGCAGATGCAACAGGTTCAAGAGCGACAAGACAGACGAACACGCACGAGCGCTGCTGGCTGGCAGACAGGACGTGAAATCAAGCTCGATGCCGTTCAAAACGTTCGGCATCTGACCTCCGATGACCAGGGCAGGGATCCCGGGTACACCCCCTTCCAGTCGCCTCGGGTGCAGTGCCGATTTCTCCCCGCGGATTCAAACGTCGGAAACAGGGGGAAACAACGAAAGGTCGGAAAGCGAGGATTACGCCGATGAAGTGCGAACTCTGCGGCAAGGAATTCCAGCCTTCCGGCCACGGGCGGCCTCAGAAGTACTGTTCCAAGTCCTGCCGCCAGAAAGCCGATTATCGTCGGAAAAAGAACAGGCCCGCACGGGACCGGAACGGTAAGCCGCCCGTCAAAGCCGTGGAAACGAAACAGAAGCCGGAGCAGGATCTCGACCAGCGGAGCTTCGAACGGATGATGGACGGCAGCATGCTGGACATACTGCGAGACAACCGTGACCTGCTGCTCAAGGCCATGGCCGATCCCACGACGCCGGCGAACGCGCTGCCCGCGATCAGCCGCCAGCTCATCGCCGTATGCGACCGCATCGAATCACTCCAGGGCGGTGGCCTGACCGACCTGCTGGACGATGAGGAAGACGAGGTGACGGACGATGTCGGAGCGTCGATTGTCTGAAATCGCCAAGGTCCTCCGCCAGCCGGAAGGCATCGTCGGCAGCGAGTTCACGCGAATCAACAAAGCCGCGCGCAAGGCCGGCATCCGTTTCGATTTGTGGCAGCAGGGCTTCTTGTGGCTTCTGTTCGCCAAGAACGCGGAAGGCAAGTATGCGTGTGGCGCGGACGGCGCCGTGCTGTCCAGCTGCAGGCAGATCGGCAAGACCTTCACCGTCGGCACCGCGTTGTTCCTCAAGGCGATACTCACACCGAACCTGAAAGCCATCTGGACCGCCCACCATACGCGCACCAGCGACGAGACATTCGCGGACATGTGCGAGATGGAGCACAATCCAGTGCTCGGCCGGTACGTGGAACGCATCCGCAGAGCAAACGGCCAACAGGAGATCACGTTCACGTCCGGCAGCCGCATCATGTTCGGCGCCCGCGAAAACGGCTTCGGCCGAGGATTGCACAGCGTGGACGTGGCCGTGTTCGACGAAGCGCAGATCCTCACAGTGCGCGCGATGGACAACATGATTCCGGTTTTGAACACGAGTCCTAACCCCCTGGTCGTGTATATGGGCAATCCACCCAAGCCGGGAGACCAGTGCGAGGCGTTCACGGAGAAACGCATGCACGCGCTGAACCATGACGGAAACCTCCTCTACGTGGAGCTCGCCGCCGACAAGGACGCGGATTCGGACGACCGCGAACAGTGGGCTAAAGCGAATCCCAGCTATCCGAAACGTACAAGCGAACAGGCAATCATGCGCATGCGCAACAACCTGTCGGACGATTCATTCCGTCGTGAGGCGCTTGGCATATGGGACGAGACCGCCACCGCATACGCCATCAGCCCCGACCTGTGGAAGGCCGCGGCCATCGACGACGTGCCGGATGGAGGAACCGTGAGCTTCGGCATCGACATGCCTCCGGACAGGAGCGTGCTGACCATCGGAGCCGCGCTACGGTACGCGGACGGTTCGGCCATCATCCAGATGGCGAACATCAAGGACGCGCGGCAGGCGGGAACCATGTGGGCCGTGGACTGGCTCGCCGAACGCTGGCCGAAGACCGCCAGCGTGGTCATCGACGCGCAGTCGCCCGCCATGAGCCTGCTGCCGGAACTGAAGAAAGCACATGTGAAGGTCACGGTCACGAACATGCAGGAGATGGGCCGCGCATGCGGCCGGTTCCTCGACATGCTCAAAGCCGGAACGCTCAAGCACCCGCGGGACGAATACCAGCCGCAGCTGGCCGCAGCCGTCAAGGGCGCGACCACGCGCCCATTGGGACAGTCCGGCGCGATCGCTTGGAACAAACTCGGCAGTGATGTCGACATCACGCCGCTCGTGTCCACCACGCTCGCCCTGTACGGGGCGTTCACGACGCTCCGACATCCCGGAAGACGACAGATCATCGGAGGAATCTAAATGAGCGACATCCAGACAACGGCAGCGCCGGACGGGTGGAAACCTACGGGAGGAGCCGGAACGGTGCCGAAACTCGTCGTGCCGACGCACATCGACGGACTCTCCGGTGAGGAGAACGCGCTGCTGCGCGAACTCGCCGAGGTATGGACGCGCCACGCGAGCCGCAACCGAACACTCACCGCCTACTACGAAGCCAAGGAGCCACTGGTTGATTTTGGACTGACTGTGCCGAAGTCCATCAAGGATCATTACACGCCGCTTGGGTGGGCACGCAAGGCTGTGGATATGCTCGCTGAGCTTTGCGTGTTCGAGGGATTCGTCTCGCCGGGCGTGGACGACCCGTTCGAACTGCAGGACTTCATGAGCCGCATCGGATTCACTAGCGTTCTGCAGCAGGCCATCCAGACTGCGCTCATTCACGGCTGTTCGTTCCTCAGCGTCGTCCGGGACTTCGAAGGAAGACCGCTCATCCGCACGCATACCGCGGAAAGCTCGGCCGCCGTCTGGGATTACCCTAACCGGCGGGTCAGGGCGTGCATGGCCATCACCGACGTTGACGACAACAACGAGGCCACCGGACTCGTGCTCTACATGCCCGACCGCAACATCAGCGTGCAGCGCCGTCTCGGCTACTGGTGGCGCGTGGACGATGAGCAACCCACCATCGACAACGAGTGCAGCGTGTTCCGCCTCGCCTACAAGGCTACCGAGGTCAAACCGTTCGGACGCTCCCGCATCAGCCGGGACGCTATGGCCATCATCGACGGCGCGAACCGCACCATCGTGCGCGCCGAAGCGAATGCCGAATTCTACGCGTTCCCAAAAATCCTGCTGACAGGCACTTCCGAAGAACTCGCCTCGTTGGGCACGGACGACGCGTTAAAGCTTTATATGGGTCGCTACAACATGATCAGCAAGGACATCGACGGGCAGTCCCCGACCGTGACGCAACTGGCCGCGTCGAGTATGGACCCGCATCTGACGATGCTGAAAAGTTGGGCGGCGATGTTCGCCAGTGCGATGAACATTCCAGCCAGCTCGCTAGGCATCGTGTCCGACGCGAACCCGACGTCCGCCGACGCGACCGAGGCACAACGTGAGGACCTGATTATCGAGGCGCGCCATTGCGACCGGGATTTCGGTGAATCGATCCTGCAGGCAGCCCGTCTTGTGGCACGGATGCAGGATCCATCCGTGCCCGACGAGGAGCTGATGAAACTGCAGGTCGACTGGAAGAACCCGAACACGCCGTCGAGCTCCATGAGCGCCGACGCATTCAGCAAGCTCGCTGGAAGCATCGACTCGTTCGCCAACAGCGAGGTCGGCATGACACGCGCCGGATTGAGCCGAAGCGAGATCGTCCGGCTGAAGGCCGACCAGCGCAAGGCCCAGGCCGGTCAGGTACTCGATCAGATTCGAGGCATGCGCCAACAGACGGAGCAGCAGACCGATACGGCGGCGAGGGAAGGCGGTATGAATGAGCCCGAACAGTCTGAACCTGCCGCCGGAACGACGCAGAAGGCTTGAACTCGACCTCAATGATTTGTACGAGGATTACACGGACACCATGAGCCGCCTGCAGAAGGAGGCCGGCAACAGTGTCTCGGGCCTCGTCTGGGACGGTGAAAGCCAGGAGCTCATCAAAGCGGAGATCAACCGGTATGCCGACGCCGCCAGCAGGCTCGCATCCGACTACTACGGCCACGTACGCGACCTGTGGGCGCAGTATGGCGGAATCGATATGCCGGAATACGAGCCGCCTTCCATCACCGCCGACCGCGCGGTCTGGCAGATGGAAGGCGGTTTCAACAACACTGACTTCATGGGATTGCACTACAAGGATGTCATTCCAGATGAAAACGGAGCCGTTCACAACAACGCCGGAAGAACCATCGACGACCTGTGGCCCACGTTCGCTGACGAGGAGCAGGCGCTGGAATACGTGCAGAATCTGATTCAGACCGTCGGGCGGCTGACCATGCAGAGGGCTGTGGCCAACGATCCCACCAAGCCTCGCTGGGCGCGTGTGCCGCGAGGGGCTAAGACATGCGCGTTCTGCCTTATGCTCGCCTCGCGTGGCTTCGCCTACCTGAGCGAGGACACCGCCGGACGGCAGATGCAATACCATACGGACTGCGACTGCGACATCGTGCCAAGCTGGGGCAGCAGCAAACTCAAAGGATACGATCCGGACAAGTATCGTGAAATGTACCAGGCAGCCAAGGCTGCGGCCGGCGATGACGGCGACTGGCGTGACACGCTAGCCCAATTGAGACGCATCTATCACGATGAGGTCAATGATGGTGTGACTGCCCAACCGACGATTCGATGGAGCGGCAAATCGATTCCAATCAGCGCTTCCGAACTATCGAGATTGTCGGATTATAGCGTCAGGATGCCTGGAGATAGATTCTCCAACGACGAGAAGATCGCGGCTTTGATGGATTGGACCGGAGACAGCTACAAAAGTATCAACGGCTACCTGTTCGGCGGACGAAACCCGTCGAAAGACGTCATCCATCAGGTCGAATGCATCGACGAAGCGATATCCGACCATATCACCCGAGAACGTTTCACGGTCGACAGGCAGATGCGGTTGTCGACGTTCCACGTCAACGACATGGAGTCGCTTTTCGATTTGAATACCGGTCGCACCTTCGAACACATCGGCTACATGGCCACCAGCATCAAGGAGGGAGGCATTGACGTTGATGGGGAAGACCGCATCGCCACAAGAATCCTGGTACCGCCGGGAAGCGCCGGCGTGTATGTGGAGCCGATCACTCAGCATCCGGGAGAATACGAAATTCTTCTGCCGAGAGGAAGGGCTCTTCGTTTCGAAGGGCTTGGAGCATCCGACGGCAGACCGATCGTTTATCTGAGACTGCTATGATTGAGCCTATGGATCGTTCCGACCGTTTCACGTTTATGCCCGGTGATTTGAAGGAAGTCACCGATGAGCGCCATCTTGCGGAAATCAAACGCAAGTATGGCGATATCTCCATGCCACAGGACGAATATGAATGGGTCAGGAACGAAGGAAAGAAGCGCTGGTCCGTCGGCGACTATGTGTCGACCGACGAGCTGCGGTCCGAATACGCGCGAAGAAAAGCGCTGGGAAATCTCTGAATCCCAGAAAGCCATCACGTCGAAACGTGATGGCTTTTCTTTTACCTTTCACACCCCAGCGATGGGGCGGGGCGCAGCCATGCGCGAAACCAACAAGAATGGCCGTCAACTCGCCGGCGTCAGGCGTGGAAACCAAGAACAAGCAAAGGAGCCACCAACCATGGCAGAAGAAAACCAGACCGGCGCGGACGGCCAACAGGAGCCGGAACAGCACTCTCCGGCCCCAAAGGACGTGAACAACGCGAAGCTGAGGACCTTCACCCAGGAGGAAGTCGACCGCATAATCAACGAGCGTCTCGGCAGGGAACGCGGCAGGAAAAGCGACTACGAGGAGCTCAAGGAGAAGGCCGGACAGACTGCCGACCTCGAATCGAAACTCTCCAAGGCGCTCGAGGAGAACGAGAAGCTCAAAAGCGAAGCCAAACAGGCCGAACACGAGAAGGAGCTCTCCACGATACGCGCCAACGTCGCGGCCAAACACGGCATCACCGACCCGAGCGTCCTCGCGGGCGACGACGAGAAGCAGATTGGCGAATACGCCGAGAAACTCATGAAGGTGTTCGCCGACATGCGTTCCCGCGGCACGGTTGCGGACCAGAGCGCCCGCACCGGACAGGCCAAGGCTAAACATTCCAGCCGCGAGGACTTCGTCAACGCCATGAGCAACACGCTCCTGTGAGCCAACCAGCAAACAACATTCATTTGAAAGGACAAACCATGACAGATCCGTCCATGACCCGAAAAAGCAACGGTCTAGACCTCACCCCTGAAACCCAGGCGGAGATCTTGCAGACCGCAAAATACAAGAGCGCGTTCATGCAGCTCGTGCCGGAGATGAAACTGCCCGGCAACGGTGCTCGCGTGCCGATCATCATCGGCGACCCGGAGGCCGCATGGGTCAATGAGGGTGCGGAGAAGCCGAAGAGCGGCGTCACCTTCGGCAAGAAGGACATGCTGCCGTACACCATCGCGGTCATCATGCCGTTCTCCAACCAGTTCCGCCGAGACTTCGGCGCTCTCTACGACCAAGTGGTCGCGAAGGGTCCGGGAGCCATCGCCCGCACGTTTGACAAGACCATCATGGGTCTCGTCGACGCTCCGGGTGCGGACTTCGACACCCTGAAGAGCGCGCAGACCGTCAGCATCGGCAAGGACGTGTGGAAGAACCTGAACAAAGCCGACGACCTCGTGTCCGAAGCGGATGGAACCGTGGACGGTTGGGCGTTGAGCACCCAGGGTCGCAGTGTGCTCCGGCAGGCGACCGACAACAACGGACGCCCCCTGTTCCTCAACGGCACCGCCGCCTCCGACGTGAGCACCGTGCTCGGCAACCGCACCTACATCAGCAAGGGCGTTCACGTGCCCGCCGTATCCGAGACACCGGGACCGGCCAAGGCAGAGATCCTCGGCGTGTGCGGCGAATTCTCCTCCGCCGCATGGGGTTCCGTCGAAGGAATGCAGACCAGCATCTCCGACCAGGCGTCCATCACCATCGACGGCAAGCAGGTCAACCTGTGGGAGCACAACATGTTCGCCGTGCGAATCGAAATCGAGGTCGGCTTCCGTATCCGCGACATCAACCGCTTCGTCCTGCTCACCGCCTGACGGAGTCCGACATGACTGTCGAACTAGACGTGTTCGCCACCTCCGTCGACCTCGAACAGAGGTGGCACAAACTCACCGACGAGGAACGTGAGAAGGCCGACACGCATCTCGCGGACGTGACCGACTACATCAAGGAACGCTCCCCGAACTGGCAACGTCTCCAAAAAGAACGGCCACGCCTGCTGACGAAGATCACCTGCGACATCGTCCGCAGAATCATGCAGGCCGACCCGTACGACATTCCCGGCGGCATCACGCAGATGAACCAGACCACCGGCAGCTTCAGCGAACAATACAGTTTCGGAGCGCCCACCGGCGATCTCTGGCTGCGCGACGACGAGAAACGCATCCTTGGCATCAACGCTCAGCGCGCGTTCAGCGTCGACATGGCAACGGGGGAGACGTCCTAGTGGAAACCATCGAAGTGTGGCGCGGCCAGTCCACCACCGACACGGACGGCAACCCCATCCAGGGCAAACCCGCCCGCGTCGGCACGTTCCAGGCGATGGTCGCGCCAACCTCCACCACCGACCAGACCGAGGAGAACGCCAGCCCGCAGACCACCGAATACACGATCCACATCCGCGGAAACCAACCGACCGGCATCCAGGCCACCGACCTGATCGAAGTCAGGGGCCGGCTGCTGCCCGTCAAGGGCAAGCCGCAGGTGTGGGACAACCTCCACGGACGCCACATCGGCGACGTCATCACCGTGGGCGAACGGGAAGGATAAGCATGGCCAAACGATGCAGATTCGTATTCAACCGCAAGGCGTTCAGCCAACAGGTCCTCAAAAACGAGACATTGCGCTCGCGCATGAGGGACGCGGCCGAAGCCGCCGTAGAGGATGACCGTTGCATGGTCCGCGACCATGACGGCAAGAACCGCAGCGGCGTGGCGATCATCTGCCCGGCACCGGTGGAGAAGGCGCACGGCACGTTGGAGGACACGCTCGGAAGGATGCGCGTATGAGCATCCCGGTCACTCCCCGGCGCACGGAACCCCTGCTCCTGTCCAAACTGAGGACACTGTTCCCGGACGTGACGTTCGACACCATCGAACGAAGCGACCTCGAACCTCCCTTCACCGAAGCCACTCTGGCCGACTCCATGCAAGGCATGAGCACCCCAATCTCGCAGTACGTGCGGCTGCGGTTGAGCGTGCGATGCATGAGAGAGGACCATACGGGCGACTGGGGCAAGGCCGCACGCCTGTGGGCCGACATCGCGAGGGAGATCATCGGGCTCGGAAACGTCGCGCCGCTCATCGACGCGTCACTCGAATCCGGGCCGGTACGCATGACTGACGAGGACAAGAGGCTGGTGTGCGCGTACGGAGTGCTCCTGCTCGAGGTCACCGTCAACTGAAACACAACAAAAAAAGACGTGCCGCCACACGCGAAGAACGAAAGGCAGACGAATGTCTGACAATAGTAAGAACACGGCCGTCGAACAGGCGGCATCCGAAACCAGCACGCAGGCCGCACAGGGAGCGACCGACTACGGGTACGTGTCCAACGGCAACAATTCCGGCAACGTGCGCCTGATCAAGAACTACGCGCTGTTCCTGTTCCCCAAGGGCGACAGCACGTTCACGGCCCCGACCGGAGTGAACTGGACGCCACCGTCCAACAAGAAGCCGATCGGATACAGCACCGAGGACGGTGCCGTCCTGCATCCGGAGCCGGGCGACAGCACCGACTACAAGGCGCACAACGGCGACATCGTGCTGTCCGACACGGATCCGGGCTACTGCTGTCTCTTATACACATCTCCGAGCCCACGAGACTGCAGCTAATCTCG